AGGAGTGGAATTTATCTTTCTCAACAAGCAGTTGAATTAGTGGCAGAAGATAGTGGTATTGTGATAGACTCTAGTAAGGATGAAACATTCTTATGACTGAACTGAAAGACTGGTTGAACTCTATCAATCAAACTAAGAAAAATTTGATTGATGAAGATCCTTCATTGGAAAGGGAATATCCTCCATATATTATTAACAGATGTTTTTCAGGTCATCTTGATGGTATTATGTTTGCTAATGAAATGAATCAATATCATTTTCTTGATAAGAAGATGCAGTATGACTTTTTTATAAATATCCTCAGAGTTAAGAAGAGATACTCTCCTTGGCTTCGTAAAGATACAATCAAAGATCTTGACTTGGTAAAACGTTATTATGGTTATAGTAACGAAAAGGCAAAACAGGCTCTGAGAATCCTATCAAAGGAACAACTTAATTTTATAAAATCTAAATTTGAAACTGGAGGAACAAAATGAGCGTGGTTCAAGAGCCTGAGGTGAAGTGGAAGCCGGATCAGATGGTCGAGGTGGTTTTGAGTGAACCAGATGACTTTCTTAAAGTTAGAGAAACTCTTACAAGAATTGGGGTAGCATCCCGAAAAGAAAAGAAGATATATCAATCATGCCATATACTGCATAAGCAAGGAAGATATTACCTTGTTCATTTTAAGGAATTGTTTGCATTAGATGGTAAACACGCTAATCTTACGGTTAATGATGTTCAGCGTCGTAATCGCATTGCTCAGCTTCTTGCTGATTGGGGACTTATTGGTATTGTAGATGCAACCAAAATACAAGACATTGCACCTCTTAATCAAATTAAAGTATTAGCATATCGTGATAAAGGTGACTGGATCCTAGAAACCAAGTATAATATAGGTAGTAAGAAAAGAAAAGTTGAAGAAACTGACTAATTTTTACTAAATATAAGTGTAGAAAGGGACACCCGACCCATGAACGGTCAATTACGCAAACCAGATATGCAAGCAAGAGCAAATAAGCTCAAGAATGAATTGTATGGACGATGTGAAAGGCATGAATTAACCGAACAAGAATGTCGTGGTGCGGAGGAATATCTTAATAAAGTGCTTGATGTTGTAGACGAATTTGGGTTTTAAGGAGAATTGAACTTTTCTTAAAGGGAAGTAAAGTATTATAATATGGAGTTTTGAATTATTAGAAATTGATGAGTTTCCGAAAGGGGTGGGTTAACTCTACTGCTTTTCTTTAAGTGTTGTGCTATAAATATAGGTGAATGCCTTCGGGGTTCACAAAACACAAACTCGCTTAATAAGGAGCTAACAATGACTAATTTAGCAACGTATCATACTGCCAACCTTCCAGAATTGATGAAGGTGATAAGACAAAATGGCATAGGGATGGATGACTATCTAGACCGATTTTTTAATGCACCAATGCAAACGCCAAACTATCCACCATATAATCTAGTACAATTGAGTAATCATGAATCGAGACTCGAAATCGCCCTTGCGGGATTTAAGAAGGATGAAGTTAAAGTCTATACTGAGTTTGGAAAACTATATGTCGAGGGCAAGAAAGAAGAATCAGAAAATGTTGGAGAATTTGTCCATAAAGGATTGGCCCAACGAAATTTCCAACGAGTCTGGACGGTCACAGATGATACGGAGGTTGGATCCGTCAAGTTTGAAGATGGACTCCTCACCGTGGGTTTGAACAAGATAGTTCCAGAGCATCATCAGCGTAAGGATTGGTTCTAAATAATGGTGAGTTCGAGATGGGAAAGAGGACCGCCTTGACGGTCTTCTTTTTTATTGCTATAATATATGGAGGAAATAAAAAGAAATGTCAATTAAACTTGCATTATTAAAATCTGGAGAATCTGTAATATCTGATGCTAAAGAATTGATTGCGGATGATAAAGTTTGTGGATACTTATTTGATAAACCACATAAAGTAGAATATAGTCAGCCACTTGTTCTTACTGAAGAGAATGAACCTCCTTCAGGAGAATTGCAAGTAACATTATCCCCTTGGATTGTTTTAACTTCAGATACAAATATACCAGTTCCTAGAGATTGGATTATTACAATTGTAGAACCATTGACAATAATTAAGGAAATGTACGAAGAAAGAATAGGTATGGACAATGATTAAATGTTTAATTTTTATAAGTGGATTGGTATTAATTGCTAAGATTGAAGAGCTAGAAGAAGCAGAACTTGGAGATCCGAATTGTCAGATTTCTGATGTTTGCGTAGTTAATTCTGATGGGGAAGTAAGTTCTTGGTTGAATTGTACAGATCAGACAGAGCTATTGGTTAGATCTGAAAATATTTTAACAATTGTTGAACCAAAAAAAGATATACTTAAATCATATTTGGAAACTATTTCATGAGAGTTCTGAGTATTGATTTGGACTATATTATGGGTCCGAGTATTGAACTTTATAACAATTTGTTTTTTGATGATAATCCAGCAACAAGATGGAGAGATTTATTTGATAGATCTGATTTTAAAGAAAGTCATTTAGTTATTGATCAGTCTAGTTTGTTATTTTGTTTTGATACATTTTTAAAAGCATTAAAGAATTGTAATAGTGTGTCATTTGGATATGAGCATGATTCTATACTTTATGATATTAAGGATTTTTCTGATATTGATTTAATCAATATTGATCATCATGATGATGTTCTTGGTGGAGATCATTCTCAACAGATGGATTATGAGTCTGCTTTGAAGAAAGAATATTTTGAGGTTGTTAAAGATAATAGAGTTCATGAAGGAAATTGGATTGCATGGTTAGCAAGCCAGAAAAAAATCAATTCTTGTGTATGGATTGGTAATAAAAATAGTGGTAATAAAAGTAGAAATTCTTTTAATGGACAGATTGTTCCAAATTATTTGAATGTTGAAAGAGAAGATTATAAATTTGATAATTATAAATTCGATTCTATTTTCATTTGCCTATCTCCACAATATATTCCAAAAAATCATTGGCATTATTTTAGTATGTTCATAAAAGTTTATGAGCAATTTTCTGGAAAAGATGCTATAATACATAACAAACAATATGAACATGAATTTCGTAATCTGCAGGTGAACAATGAGATTTTACACCAATGTTCAAATGGTGGGTGACCATTTTTTGGTCCGTGGCTATGAGAATGGAAGACATTTTGCAACCAGAGAGAAGTTTTATCCAACTTTATTTGTTCCTTCAAAAAGAAAGACTAAGTATAAAACTTTAGGTGGAGAATATGTAGAATCAATTGAACCTGGTTCTGTAAGGGATTGTCGTGAGTTTATAAAGAAGTATGATGGTGTAGAGAACTTTAAGATATATGGTAATGATAGGTATATCTATCAGTATATTTCTGAGAAGTATCCAGAGGAAGAGATAAAGTTTGATGTAAGTCAGATTAAGATAACGACGATTGATATTGAGGTTAAATCGGAGAATGGATTTCCTGATGTAGAATCTGCTGCAGAGGAGATACTTCTTATTACTCTACAGGATTATAATACAAAGCAGATTCGTACCTGGGGTTTAGGTCCATTTAATAATAAACAGGATAATGTAATATACAAATCATTCAGGACAGAGTATGAACTTCTGAATGATTTTATTAACTGGTGGATGATTGAGAATAATACACCAGAAGTTATTACTGGGTGGAATAGTGAGTTATATGATATTCCATATCTTTGTCGGCGTTTGGATAGAATTCTGGGTGAGAAATTAATGAGAAGGATGTCACCTTGGGGATTGGTGACAGAAAGAGAGATTCATATTATGGGTCGTAGGAATATTACCTATGATATTGGTGGTGTAACTCAACTTGATTATCTCAATCTTTATAAGAAGTTTACCTATAAGGCACAAGAGTCCTATAGGTTGGATTATATTGCCAGTGTAGAACTTGGTCAGAAGAAGTTAGATCACAGTGAGTTTGATACGTTTAAGGATTTCTACACAAAGGGGTGGCAGAAATTTGTAGAGTATAATATAATCGACGTGGAACTTGTTGACCGTATGGAAGACAAGATGAAACTGATTGAACTTGCCATAGTTATGGCATATGACGCAAAGGCAAATTATGCCGATGTATTCTCTCAGGTTCGCATGTGGGAT